TGGGAAACCAGATATCTTTAATATAGTTTTGAATCCATTGAATATCGGGTTTCAGGGGCCAGACAACATCATACCCCTTCATCAGCATTACCCTAGCAATCTTTTGACAAAAGAAAACATCACCAATTCCTGCAGGTTGTTTAATTAAACAGGGTCTCATACGTATGCTACAAGAATATAATCATCAACAGGATTGATAGACTTATAATAAGTGAACTGATAGTCAGGGTTGATACCACGAATCTTATCCATCAGTTGATCTTCTCTGCCAGAGAAATAGATGGGAATGTCGTCAATAACAATTGTATGATCCTTGATAGGGTGATCCTTAATCATATCAAGTTCTTCCATAGTTGGTACACCACCACCTTCAGCGTGTGCATCCAACCAGAAGATAGCCTTCTGATCAACTTTCTTTAGGATTTCTTTTACACAATCTCTAGAGTCACCCAACCAAAGATTAACATTATCATCATCCTTAAATTTCTCCAGACAAATATTATATCTTTCCTCAGACAATTCACAACTGAAGATCTCTTCAAAACCAAGATCAACTGCATACTTAACAGCATCTCCCATATAGGTTCCAGTTTCAACAAAGTGCTTACAATCTTTGCCGATACCAAAGTCCTTAAAGATATAATAGAAAGAATGGATTCCTTCTTTAAGTGCCTTCTCAAATACTTCTCTAGTCATTTTGTTCTCCGTTAAAATAATTTTCCCAAATGAAGTCTTCCAATACTTCCATTTTCAATGCTCGTTCAAAGTTGTCTTTGATTGCATCCATTTTATCATTATAAAGTTCTTCAGTCAAAGACTCAATATCAAATCCATCCTCTAGGATAATCATACCATAAGTGTTGAACCATTTTCCAACAGAAGAGGTGCCATGATAAATTGGAACTGTTCCTGTTAAAAAACAATCCAAAAGTTTTTCACTGAAATACTCATTGTTGTTTTCAATAGCAACCGAGAACATATAGTCTGCGAGTGCTTCTTCTTTGTATTCAATCTCATTAAATCAAGGACCAAACAAAGGAGCATACTCTTTTAACTGGTCAAGCATATGTAGTCTCTGTTGATGACCAGGAAGATGAGACTTGTTTGATGCCAGAATAGAAATCAATTTATTCTTTGGATAAATCTGAGGTTCACGAATCCAAGATCCGTTTCCAGGAACCCAACAAATTCTTTCATGAAGATCACATAGTTCTTCACTCCAAGTAAAAATTTTATCATATTCATCCATATAGGTATCAAGATTATTCTTGATCTCCTGAATGAGAGGTTCAACTATCCAACAACATTCTAGAATAATACCATATTTTTTCTTACTAGAGGAATCCTGCAGGCCTGCAGGAATAAATCTATCAATATAAAAAGTCTCATCATCTGTTGTGAGACCATTAAATGTTTGTTGTTGTCTACCCTCACCTTCATGAACCCATTTAATATACTTTGATTCTTTTCCGTGAGTCGTATACCCCTTATTTCCATTCGTGAGATGAATAAAGGTATCATTCAACAATTTAAAATTTTTCATTTCAGCAAATACTTTTCTTTGTTAAATGGGTTCAGTTCTCTATCATTTCTCAAGAAAATAGAGTCACCCCATCCTTCTTGTTGATAAGAATCTGACATTTCAGCAAGTTTAAATCCCCTTTCAGTCAACCATTGTGAGATAAATTCATGAGGAGCACCTGTATTGTTTCTATCATTCAAAGAAGTTTCAATAAAGATCATATTGATATATTTTAGATGATCTTCAAAACCCTTTAGAATTTCAAGTTCTGCTCCCTCTGCATCAATATTCAAGAAATCATACTGATCCATATCAATATTATTTTCTTCAATCAAAGTAGATAGTTTCTTAGTTACAACAGTAGCATAACTACCACCCGCAAGTTTTCTTGACAGATGATCAGAGTATGCTACTGGGTTTAGAGTTGAACAATCATTAGCAAGAAAGAATTGTTTTTCTAGACCATCCTCACTATACACACATTCATTAAAAGAAAGGTATCCACATCTATCAGCAACTGGTTTTGACATAGTATCAAAGACAAATTTATTTGCCTCAACGCCGATAACTTTATTTCCAACTAATTTGCTATAGCAGTAATGCTCCACAAAGTCCCAAAGACCAACGTGAATGATACCTTTGACATCAACGTTTAGTCTTTCAAAACTACCAACATAATTTATATTATCATGAAGAGGATGTGGATGAAATCCAGTCTCCTTATCATAAGAAGCGTAAGGTCCTAATTTACTCATACTGAATGATGAAATGGAGCATATGGTTCTGAACTTTGAATTTGAGATTGAATCCAATAATAGGTGTAACGAATACCTTCCTTAAGAGTCATTTGATAATCCCAATTTAACTTTTCACGAATCAAATCATTGTTAGAGTTACGACCACGAACACCTAGAGGTCCATCAATATGAATTTTAGAAACTTCTTTTTCTGCAACTTCAGCCGCAATATCTACAAGTTGATTAATAGTAACCATCTCTTCAGAACCAATATTCACAGGACCCATAAAGTCACTGTCCATCATTCTTCTAGTTGCTTCAATGCATTCATCAACGAACAAGAAGGAACGAGTTTGTAACCCATCTCCCCACACCTCGATTGCTCCACCTGACTCCGGGAGGTAAGCGACCTTACGGCAGATTGCAGCTGGTGCCTTCTCTCTTCCACCGTCCCAGGTTCCTTCGGGACCAAAGATGTTGTGATACCTAGCAACCCGAACAGGGATGCCATGGTTACGATTGTAAGCAAAGTAGAGACGCTCACTGAAAAGTTTCTCCCATCCATACTCGGAGTCTGGTTCTGCTGGGTACGCATCATTTTCCCTCAGTCCAGGATTGTTTGTTTCTTCTTGAGCATACTCAGGATACATGCATGCTGATCCAGAGTAGAAAATCTTAGTAGGTTGATCTAGTGAAGGACGAACACATGCAGTTCCATTCTCTTCACCATCAAAAGTTTCATTCAGTTGACGAACTTCTTCAAGGACATTCAAGTTGATAGACACTGAGTTGTGCATGATGTCTGCATCATTCTCACCAGTAAATACAAATCCTGCTCCACCCATATCAGCAGCAAACTGATAGATCTCATCAAAAGGACGGATACAGCGATAAGGAACAGAGTTATAAAAATTACCTTGTTCACCTTTGAACTGGATGACACGACGCACAAAAGTTACATCACGCAAGTCACCTTGTACAAACTCATTTGCATGGGTATTTGAAAATTCTGGGTACTTAAGATCAACACCACGTACCCAGTAACCTTCAGAGCGGAGACGTTTGACCATATGACTTCCAATGAAACCACCAGCACCAAGCACCAGTGCTGTCTTCTTATATTCAGACATTATGTAAAAAGTTTCTTCTTATATATGATACGATTATTTTGACAGTTTGTCAATATACCACTGAACAGTATCTCCCAGTCCATCACTAAAATTAATAGATGGAGTCCAACCTGTTGCAGATGTTAGTTTTGAAAAGTCTGTTCCATATCTTTTATCCTGGCCAGGTCTGTCATATGAAACACCAATCAACTCATGAGATTTATCAAGTAGGTCAAGAATCATTTTAGTTACTTCAATGTTTTGCAACTCACATCCTGCTCCTACATTAAATTTATCATTCAATACTTTCTTTTCCTCAATGGACCAGATTGCACTACAGTGATCCATTACATGAATCCAATCTCGAATTTGTTCCCCACCATCATACATGTAAGTTACTTTATCTTCCATGGCGTTCTTAATTACTTTAGGAATAAGTTTCTCAAAGTGCTGACCCCTACCATAATTATTAGAGGATCCTGTAATTACATATGGAAGTCCATAGGTATTGTGCCAACTAGTCACAAAATGTTCTGCTGATGCTTTAGTTGCAGAGTAAGGATTTCTAGGATTATATGGCGTGTCCTCTCTGAAAAGAGAGTCATCATATTCAAGAGAACCATAGACTTCATCAGTAGAAATATGGTGAAACTTTTCTACTTGTACCTTGAGGCTGGCATTAAGAAGGTTGATTGTTCCATTAATATTTGTAGAAATGAAAGGGTTGGAATTAGATATTGATTTATCAACATGACTTTCAGCAGCAAAGTGAAAGACTTTCTTTGGTTTATGTTTATCAAAAATATAATTTACGTGCTTTTCATTAACAATATCACACCAGACAAATTCAATCTGAGGACACTGAGGAATATTCTCTTCATTTGATGCATAAGTTAAACTATCAAGAACAATAATTTTATCATCTGTAACATCACGCAAAAACTCAAGGAAGTTACTTCCAATAAATCCTGCACCACCAGTAACGATAATAGACATATACTTTTTTTAAATGATACTAAAAAAGACCCTTAATGTCAAGGGTCTTTGGGTCGCCATGCACGCCACTTGCTTTTAGGAAGCAAGAAACCAATTAGCTCCAGAGTTGGTTGATTCTAGTCTCCATCTCTATAAACCTTGCATCAACTTCTTGTTGTGCTTTATCGCTTGCTTCAAGCGCAGCAACTTTTGCTTCTAGTGCTTGAAGTCTTGCCTCAACCTCAACATCATATTTTGACATTGATGCACCAGATGCAGATTTACCTGCTTTTCCTTGAGTTGACATAATAGTAAAAATTAACTCTTTGATTATTTAGTTTTAAGAGGGTCTAATGACTCCACCACTTAGTTTTACGAACTAAGAAACGCGAGATACCGAGTCTGTAACATAACAAGGAACACCATCTGGATCTAACCATTTAGGATATTCTGGGTCTTCAATAGCAAGAAGCATTTGATCGCCATTGTCAAACAAATAAACATCTGAGTATTTTTTAGTATACTCATTTGCTTTTTGCATACGAAAGTCTGGTTTACCATTCAGTTGAATGTAACCTCTTTGAACGAACCGATAGGGAAATCGTTCGTGGATTACAATAGTCTTAGTAGACTCAACTGACTTAGGATCTAAATCATTCATGCTTCTACCGTTTCAAGATCAATTGCGACTTGCTCGATCAAGATGTCATAATCATCAAGTGGATCACCAGAAAATACTACACCATTGTTCTCGTAATAACGACGAACCTTTTTGAGAAGTTTCGGATTCTTCACATCCAGGAAGAAATCTCCATTTACAGCACCGCGAAGGGTTTGAATGTCTTTCTTGAACTTTGTAGTCAGTGTCATTGTCTTGATTGTTGAC